GCCCGTATAGAAGCTGCCAAGATTCAGCTCCACGACGATGTTATCTCCGTCTGCAATCAGATTGTCAACGAGAAAACATCTGAGGCACTTGATAAGCTGACAAACAGCTTTAAGTTGCTCACTCTCGACAATATTGAGGCGGTTAAGAAGGAAATCTACGGTGTGCCAACGGAAATCGTCATCGGTACTTATCTGAAAGACCGCAAGCCGTCATATTCTCCTGAGATTCCCGAAGAGGATGCTCGTAAGATTATGAACGGAGCCTATAAGGAAGTCGCTGACTCCTTGGCTAAGTCCTATGGAGATTCTGTTTCTTCTGCCCGTCAGGATATTCTTGATACCTTCGACTCTAAGGTAGCAGAACTCCAAGAGCAGAAGCGTCTCGACGATGAACGTAAAGAGGCTGAACGCAAGGCGAAAGAGGCTAAGGATGAAGCCGAGCGTAAGGCAGCAGAAGAAGCAGCCAAGAAAGCCGAGGAAGAGCGTAAGAAACGAGAGGAAGAGCTGAAAGCAGCTGAGGCAGCAGCCGAGAAAGAACGCCAAGCCAAGGCTGAGGAAGAAAAGAAAAAGCGAGAGGAAGAAGAGAGACTTCGTAAGGCTCAGTCTCAGTCTCAGACTCTCTTCGACCAGACTCCCACCGTTTCCGCTCCTGTTAAGGTGAAAGTTTCTCACCATATTGAGGTGGATGCTCCTAATGGCTATCTCGCCATCATTCAGATGTGGTGGGCACACGAAGGTTCAAACATGTCTCTCGAAGAATTAGCCAAGAAACTCGGATTCATGGTCAAAACCTGCGAAAAGCTCAAAAACAAGGATGACATTTCCGTTATCGACGAGCACGTTCTCTATGTAGAAGATATTGCAGCGAAGTAATATGGACCCGTACTACTCGAGAAGTGAGGTCAGTAACTCTGACCTTACTTCGCTCAAACTAAAACTCTATCCGCAACTTGATTTCGTCAAGCCAAAGGATAAGAAGAAAGCGTTCCACCTTGGTACGCTTGTTGACGGGCTGGTTACTGAGCCAAAGAACTGCAATCACTTCCGTTATCTCGTTGGCGAAGAGCAATACACCAAACAAGAATGGGAATGGGGAAAGAAGCAACTTGAAAAGCTACGTCGTGCAGCTCAGAAAGATGCTTTCCTTGACTACGTTCTCAAAAATGCCGTCGGTCAGAAGGTGTTCGCAAATCCTTCACAGCATTTCGATGTAGGTTGCTATTCCTTTGACCTTCCGACGAGGTGCAAATTTGACTGGCATCTTGGGCTGTTCGGTGGCGACCTCAAAACCACAGTAGCAACAACATACGACCAGTTCCTAAACTGTATTGATTACTTTGAGTGGGACCGCTCACGCGCTTTCTATATGGACCTCACTCACTCTCTCGACCCATCTATGGGTAATCAGGATTTCATCTATGCCGTATCAAAAACCGCAAACAAGGTTTTCTATAAGAAGATTGTGCGTGGTGATGAACTCTACGAGCGTGGACGTGAAAAGTATCTCGAACTTGCATTTAAGTATTGGCTGTTTACGTAGTCCTGTGTGCAGTGGCTATCCCACTGCATCCTACAAACCAATTTTATAACATTATGGCAAAATACAAACCGTACCCCTACCAAGAGTCTGGCATTGCCAAGACACTTGAAATGAAACGTTGCATCAATGGCGACGAAATGGGTTTGGGAAAGACAGGTCAAGCTATCGTGTCTGTTGCACGGGCCAAAGCTACACCATGCCTGGTAATCTGTCCTGCCTCTCTCAAAATCAACTGGCAGCGCGAGGTCGAGAATTTCACAGACCTTCGCCCGCTCATTCTCACGGACTCCATCAAGTCCACCTTTCCCTACTTTATAGGGCAGATGAATCTCTATGATGTGGTCATCGTCAACTACGAATCTCTCAAGAAGTATTTCGTGGTGAAGGCTGACAAGGGAGCGAAACTCAAAGACATCATCTTTCAGAATGTCATCAAGCAGTTCAAATCAGTCATCATCGACGAGTCTCACCGCTGCAAGAATCCTTCAACGGCAACAGCTCGTTTCTGCATGGGCATTTGTGCCGGCAAAGAGTATATCAATATGCTCACTGGTACGCCTGTTGTCAATGACACGATGGACCTTGCTACTCAGCTTTGCATCCTTGGACGCATCGAGGACTTCGGAGGCTACCGTAACTTTGTCAATACTTATGGTGACGGCAAGCATCTGTCAGAACTGAATGCCATCCTTCACAGCTCATGTTATTTCCGTCGTGGAAAGAAGGAAGTGCTCAAAGACCTTCCCGACCTCACGCGCTCAAAGGTTTTCACTGAGCTGTCAAATCAAGAAGAGTATGACCTTTGCGAGAATGATCTTCGCTCATATTTGCAGGAGTATAAGAAACTCACTGACTCTGAGGTACGCAAGAAGATGCGTATGCAGGCTTTGGTGAAGTTTATGAATCTCCGCAAAATAGCTGGTCAAGGCAAGGTTGATGCAGCAATCAGTTTCATACAAGACTCCACTGAGCAGATTGTGGTGTTCGCTGAGCATCATGACATCGTTGATAGCTTAGTGGAAGCTATACCTGATGCCGTTTGTGTCACAGGCCGTCAGAATGCCGTACAGAAACAAGCAGCTATTGATGCTTTCCAAGCTGGTGAGCGTCGTGTTATCATCTGCTCCATCAAGGCTGCAGGTGTTGGCCTTACGCTGACTGCATCATCAAACGTCCTCTTCATCAACCTTCCGTGGACTATGGCCGACCTTTCTCAGTGTGAGGCTCGTTGTCATCGTAACGGTCAGAAGAATGCCGTCAACTCATGGATTCTTATTGGTAACCGAGGCGAACTTGATACCATTGACTCCTATCTATATCATCTGATAATGAAGAAGGGTTCTATGGCCAACAAGATTACTGGTGCCGTTGATGATGCTCTCAAAGACGAAAAATACTTCGATGAATTAGCTGACTTATTCATAAACGGAATAAAAGATGATAGAATTAAATAATATCTATAACGAGGATTGCTTAGAAGGCATGAAACGAATACCTGATGGAAGCGTGGATGCAATCATATGTGACCTTCCTTATGGCGTTCTGAATAAGCAGAGCGAAGGTGGTACGTGGGATTGTGTTATTCCTTTCGAGCCTCTTTGGCAGCAGTATCTTCGTATAACGAAACCAACATCTCCTATCATCTTATTTGCATCAGGATTGTTTACTGGTCAGCTGATGATGTCACAGCCGAAACTTTGGAGATACAACCTTGTTTGGGATAAATGCAGAGCGACAGGATTTCTTAATGCAAGTAGAATGCCTTTGCGAAGACATGAAGATATTTGTGTATTCTATCGTCAGTTACCTTTATACAATCCTCAGATGGAAGATTTAAACGGACGAGAGGCAACTCATAAAAGTGGTAACTGTAGTCATACTGACACTAACCGCTGTTATGGTAAAGTTAATCGCTATCAACGTCAGGTGTTAGACAAGAAATTTCCGGGTTCCATTATCAGCATTCCTGCAGTACATTGTAACGAGCAACAGTTTCATCCCACACAGAAACCTGTTGACCTTCTTCGTTATCTGATACTTACATATACCGAAGTGGGGGGGGTGGTTTTGGATAACTGTATTGGTTCTGGAACAACAGCCATTGCGGCCATCAAGGAAAAACGTAATTTTATCGGATTCGAGACAAATAAAGAATACTATGACAAAGCTGTATCTCGAATTATGAAAGAGAAACAAAATCAAACTTTATTTTAAATAACAATTAACATGGAATTAACTGGAACAATTATCGCTATTATGCCTGCAAAGTCTGGCGTATCAGCACGAACGGGTAATCCGTGGATGACACAGGAATATGTTATTGAGGTTCCTGGTCAGTACCCAAAGAAGTGTGCGTTCTCTATCTTTGGTGAGGACCGCATCAAACAATTCAATCTCCAGCCGGGCGAACAGAACGTCACCGTTCAGTTTGACATCGACGCGAGAGAGTATAACGGACGCTACCACAACG